TGCAAAAGTTGAAAAAGATCATTTAGATATGAAAGCAAAAGGCTGGAGTCATGATAAACCTGAAGTAAAAGAAGAAGCAACTGCTGGTGGAACTAATGCTGGAATGGTAGGTAGTATTTCAAGTGTAGTTGGTGCTAAACGTACTGTTGCAAAGACAGGAAAATACGGCGCACCAAAAGCACCACAAGCAACTAATGCAGACGGAACAGCTAAAAACGCACTAGACATGAAAAATAATGTCATGGGCGGCAAAACAATAAAAAGATAAATACTTTGTAACGGAGTTTAAAGATGAAAATTGAAGATTTACAAGAAGGCCTAGGCGAACTTGCTGATGGTATCGAACGTGACCACGAAGTACAAATGGCTCGTGCCGAACTATATAAAATGGCAAAGTACACAGTACACTTGCATAAAATGCTTTCGAACGTAAGTGAAGAAGAAGGCTTAGAAGGTTGGGTTCAATCTAAGATTACTAAAGCCGCTGACATGATTGGCAGTGTATATCATCATTTAGATTATGAAACAAATGCTCCAGACGCAATGGCAGAAGGTAAACAAGTTGGTCGGAACAAAGAAGACGAAAAAGAACGATTGTCATCCTTGTACAAGCAATTAGAAAAAATGAAAAAATCAAACGATAAAGATGGTGTAGAGTTTACTCAAGGATTAATTGTACAAGCAAAAAAGAACCTAGGTATGAATGAAGCACAAAGTCCAGCACAAAAGGCCGCGTTTGCAAAAATGCTGGCTAAGAAGTCAGGCAAGAAGCCAGCAGAAGGTAAAGAAAAAGAAACGGACGAAGGTAATGCATACAGCGGTGCAGTAGCTAAAGCTAAAATGAATGGCAAGAAAAAAGGCGACAAAGTAAAAGGTCCTGATGGTGATGAAATCACACTAGAAGAAAAGACTCCAAAGAAAATGGACGTTACTGACGCTGATAAAAAAGCAAACTCGCCGGCTTATCAACAAATGAAAAAAGGTAATCCTCGCTACAACGACAAAACTACACGAAAACTTCCAGAACGTGGACAACGTGCTAAGAAAAGCAAAAAGTATACTTCAGAGTCATACAATGCAACGTTACAAGCAAACTTAGCCGCTCTAATAACCAAATAACAAAATACTCATAAATTAATAAAAACACTTGACTTTTCGTTAAGTAGCTAGTATAATAACATATACTTACTACTTAACGGAGAAGCAATATGAGTGATCGTACCTATGGTGCAGAAGAAAAAGCAAAGCTAGAACGTCTTGTTAACGAAGGCATTACAGTACTGCAAGAGGTTGAAGACCTTCAAATGGGTTTGAAAGAAACTGTTAAGGCAGTTGCTGAAGAACTTGACATTAAACCAAGTTTAATCAACAAAGCAATTAAGATTGGCCAGAAAGGTGATTGGTCTCGTGTATATGACGAGTTTGATGATCTTGAAACACTTGTTACTACAGTGGGCCGCGATAAATGATCCAAAAAGTTATCTCTTTCTATAGGAAGATTATAGCTTACTTTGGCGAAACATATCGATTATCTCCAGTTATATTTTATGCTGAAGCAATCGAACTTGTTTTGCTTGTAGGTGCAAGCATTGTCCTAACTGTGACAGTGCTTGACCCTGCCACACAGTGGTTTATTCCACTGTACTTAGTTGGAAGTTTATTTGGTCTTACAAGTGCAATACTACGCAGAGCAGGATTTGTTATATTACTATGTGGATGGTTTTCTATAATGAATACAATATCATTAGCAAGACTAATAATTGACGCACTATGAAGATCTTAGTAGCAGGTGATAGTTTTGCGGCAGAATGGCCCGGCGATGATGGCTGGGTCAAATTGCTTGCACACTCGCACGAAGTTACTAACGTTGCACAAGCAGGGTGCGGTGAATACAAAATATTTAAACAAATACAAAAAGCAAACTTAGACGAGTACGACTGTGTTATTGTAAGTCATACTAGTCCTAGTAGGGTGCATACACCTAATCATCCTTTACATAAACAAGGCTTACATAAAGACTGCGATCTATTGTGGAATGATATCGATAGAACAACATTTTTTAATTCTAGTTTATCTGCGGCTAAAGGATACTTTCGGTATCACTATGACGATCAATACCAATGCGACATGTATGCATTAGTACGCCAACAAATTAATACACTATTAACAAATAAACAATACATTAGCATATCACATGTTGAAGTTGCTAGGTTATTTGTTGTTGAAGATACACATATTGACTTTAGTGAGTTTTGGGACGAACACCGCGGCATTCAAAATCACTATAGCACAACAGGCAATCAGAAGTTGCACCAAATAATCATTGACAATGTTAAATAAGTTTGTTATAATAATAACATCACGCTGTATAATCGGCATGTAGACGGTACGTTGGCCAGAAGCAACGAAGGAGCATAATGAGTTACGTAGACGCAATGATGGACCGCGATCAAGACATGATCCGGGTAGTAGAACGCAAAGACGGTAAGAGAACTTATCGCGAATATCAAGCAAAATATACATTTTATTATAAAGACCAACGGGGCAAGTACAAAAGCGTATACGGTGATCCATTAAGTCGCATTGTGTGTAAGAGCACAAAAGACTTCCGCAAAGAAGTTGCTATTAACAGAGACAAAACACTGTTTGAAAGTGACATTAATCCTATTTTCCAATGTTTAAGTGAAAACTATCTTAACCAAGATGCTCCTAAACTAAACATTGCTTTCTTTGACATTGAAACTGACTTTGATCCAGAGCGAGGCTTTGCTGATCCTAGTGATCCGTTCATGCCTATTACTTCTATCTCTGTATACTTACAGTGGCTCGACACTATGATATGCATTGCTGTTCCTCCTAAGACACTTACTATGGAAGAAGCAAGGGCAGAGCTTGTAGGTATTGACAATGTAATGTTGTTTGAGAAAGAAGGTGACATGATTGACACTTTCTTAACCCTAATTGAAGACAGTGACGTACTTAGTGGTTGGAACAGTGAAGGATATGATATTCCGTACACTGTAAACCGTACTAAGCGTGTACTAAGCAAAGATGACACACGTAGATTCTGCTTGTGGGGCCAATTACCTAAAGAACGCGAGTATGAAAAGTTTGGTAAGACTAGTAAGACGTTTGATTTAGTTGGGCGTGTACACTTAGACAGTTTAAACTTGTATCGTAAGTACACATACGAAGAGCGTCACACATATCGACTGGATGCAATTGGTGAAATCGAAGTAGGTGAAAACAAAGTTCCGTATGAAGGAACACTTGACGCACTTTATAACAATGACTTCCGAAAGTTTATTGAATATAACATTCAGGATACTGCACTACTTGACAAACTAGACAAGAAGCTTCGCTTTATTGATCTAAGCAACGAACTAGCACATGCTAATACTGTTATGCTACAAACTACAATGGGTGCTGTTGCTGTTACAGAACAAGCTATTGTTAACGAAGCACATCACAGAGGATTGCAAGTTCCTAATCGTAAAAAGCGTGATGAAGATGCTACACAAGCAGCCGGTGCGTATGTTGCGTATCCAAAGAAAGGCTTACACAAGTGGGTAGCTTCAATGGATTTGAATTCACTGTATCCTTCAGTGATTCGTGCATTAAACATGGCGCCAGAAACTGTTATTGGACAAATACGTCCAGAGATTAGTGATGATCGTGTACACACTGACATGTTCTTAAAGAAGAAGAGCTTTGCTGGCAGTTGGGAAGGACGCTTTAGTACAGAAGAATACGAAGCAGTTATGGAGCAACGTAAAGACATTGCACTTAATGTTGATTTCGAAACAGGTGAGACTGTAGTAATGAGCGGTGCTGAAATGCACAAGCTAATATTTGACAGTAACCGGCCTTGGGTACTTAGTGCGAATGGTACTATCTTTACTACAGAATTTGAAGGTGTTATTCCAGGTATCCTAAAGCGTTGGTACAGTGAACGTAAAGAGCTACAATCAAAGCTAAAGAAGGCACAGGCCGCCGGTAATGCTGTTGAAATTGAGTATTGGGACAAGCGACAGTTGGTTAAGAAGATTAACTTGAACAGTTTGTATGGTGCTATTCTTAATCCAGGATGTAGATTCTTTGATAAGCGCATCGGACAGAGTACTACACTTACAGGACGCACAATTGTTAAGCACATGAGTGCAGAAGTTAACAAAGTTATTACAGGTACATACGATCATGTTGGTGAAGCAATGATTTATGGTGATACTGACTCTTGTTACTTTAGTGCATATCCAACATTAAAGGAAGACATTGATTCTGGTAAGATTCCTTGGAGCAAGGACAATGTAATTACACTTTACGACCAAGTTTGTGAAGCGGCTAATACTACATTTCCAGAGATGATGGCTACATCATTCCATTGTCCAAAGAGTCGTAGTGATGTTATTGCGGCAGCAAGAGAGATTGTTGCAGAAAGTGGTCTATATATTACTAAGAAGCGTTATGCGGCACTAGTATATGACATTGAAGGTTATAGAACAGATACAGACGGTAAAGAAGGTAAAGTAAAAGCAATGGGCTTAGACTTGCGTAGGTCAGATACACCTGTGTTTATGCAAGAGTTCCTAAGCGAGCTATTACTTAT